TACAGCCTAAGTTAGCCGTTAAAGTCGGGCTTAATGAGGCGATCCTAGTTCAACAGATCCATTACTGGCTGCAAAGGTCTAAGCATACTCACGATGGTCAGAAGTGGATTTATAACACGCATGAATCTTGGTTGGAGCAATTTCCATTCTGGTCTAAAGCCACTCTTAAACGTGTAATTACAAGCCTTAAATCTCAAGGTCTAATAAATACTGGAAACTACAATCGAATGAAAATGGATCGTACTGTTTGGTACACCATTAACTACTCTCATCCAGTGTGTTCGGGTATCAGCGAGTCTCAGCCAGAACCAACCAAAGACACTGAGAGACAAGCAGATCAACCATTAGGTCAAAGTGAGCCAATGCTGGGTTCAGATTGCACCGATGTTGATGCCAGTTTGACCCCTTCACATAAGGTCAATATGACCTCACCTATACCAGAGACTCCAGAGACTACTACAGAGACTACAACAGATATAAAAGAAGATATTGATTTTGGGTATTTAACAGCTTCTGAATTTAGGGAGTTGGCAGCAATAAGAATTGCTAATCACAAGGCTAAAAAAGCAAAGGCTCCAGTAATGACTCAAAGGATTGCTAGCACCCTGATTAACCAAATCAGTTTAGCGATTACAGCCAATTATTCTATTGACGATGTTTTGAATGAATTTGCAACACGAGGCTGGTTATCAATTAAAGCTGAGTGGATGAGTCCAAGGGAATCAAGTAGGGCTAGTGAGATTGTTGTTAGCCCAAGTGGATACAGCCAAAAGCAACTTAATAATCAAAGAAAAACAGCCGCAGTTTTGGATGTAAACAATACAGATTGGTAAAGGAATACACATGATCATAGGTGAAGAAAGCGTTAAGACTAAGGTTTTAGAGAAAGCTGTTGTTTCAAGCATTTTGGCAGGCGCTAGGCGGTTAAGTGAAAAGAATCGAGTGATAGCAATTGTTAACGAGGTCAGTTTATTACGTCACCATCGAGAGCTTGGGCATCAAACGCCATTTGAAACAGCGCGAAGTTTGAAAACAGAACGTCTTTTATTAAGTGAACATAGACGCTGGAACATGAGCAAAGGCTATATGAGTGTTGCCTTGGATTTGGATTTTTTATGAAAGATTACCTAGCTCCTGCAAAGGCCGTTAGCTCATTCTCAGAGGCGAAGCTAGAGGCATACATAAGTGCAGGCAATACCATTAAAAATTGCTCACATGGCGAATCAGGCGGTATGCCAGCCATGTACAAAGAGATGATTAGCAAAGCAGTGAGAAAAGCAAACAATAAAAGGAAAAATCAAGATGATTCATGAAAATAGTAGTGCCGCATACGCAACGATTCAAGACCTAATTTTAACGCACCAGTTTGAGTTTTTGAAAATTGTTAAAGAAAACCCAGAGTCTACTGCGCGTGAAATCGAATTGTTGAGCAATGGCATACCAGCACCTTGGAAAAGATTGCCAGAGCTAAGGTTCAAGGGTTTTGTCAGCAACCCGTACAAACGCCCATGCAAAGTCACAGGTAAGAAAGCAATGGTTTGGGCAGCAGCATGAATCCTTTAACACTTGATGAATGCAAAGACGTTATTAAACGCTATGAAAGTGGTCAGCCAACTTGGGCTATTTGTGCTGAGTTAAAGGTTAGCTCTGGGCATATTAAAGCCATTAGGCACTGCAAGCGTTACCACTATCCGTTAACTGATTACCTATCCATTTTTGACAAACTCTCAAGAGATAAGCCGATTGATGAAAAGCCTTGCTCTTGGGACATTCGATTAAGCATGAGATTGGCTAAATTACCAATAAGTGAATGGGCAAAAGCTATATGAGTGAAGTGATTTTTAGCGTGGATAATAAAAACGTATCGGGCATGATTTCGAAGATATGCGCCATGATCAACAAAGGTCTTTTCAAAGGCCCAGTTGAGGTGGTGTTAAGGCGAACCAAGAGAACTGATCCTCAGAACCGAAAACTTCAACCAATGATAAGGGATATTAAAACCCAAGTTGAATGGATGAATTTAACCAATGAGAAAAGCTGGCGGGAATTCTTTTGCGGCATTATCAAAGGTCAAAAGCCAGCAATAACGCCAGAAGGTAATGTCATAATGATTGGCGTTTCATCTACTGAGTTAAGTGTTGAGCAGATGAGTGAGTGTATTGAGTATATGTATCATTTTGGCAGTGAGAGACAGGTTAAATGGAGTGAGCCAAGCCTGCAATTATATTCAGAATACAAAGAGAGCGCAGCTTAAACGTGATCTCAGAATCGGCTAGGTCAGAAGCAATGTTGATGCTTTTAAATGGTCAGCCGTATGTTGAGATCGAGCGCGTTACTGGGATAAAGAACGTCACCATTAGAAGCTGGAATATGAAGCGGTTAAAAGGCATCACAAGCCTCACAGAGATTCGCCAAAGCTGCCGCCATGATAGCGGAGCCATGTATGAATTGGCTGAGATTAATCAAGGCTGGGACACAGCAATGGCCCTTGATTTATTGCGTTATAAATTTACAGATTTTCCCAGATATTTTGAGAAGAAAGAATGAAAAAGGCAGAGCGTTTGTATCTTGGTGATGTGGCAAGTATGGGGTGCGTTGTTTGTAGAAATTGCGAATGGGGAGAAAGCCCAGCCGAGATACATCATATTAGAAACGGGCAAGGCATGAGCCAACGCGCCAGCAACTATGAAGTGATTCCGCTATGCCCAGCACATCACAGAACAGGCGGTTATGGCATTGCATTACATGCAGGCCAAGAGGAGTGGGAGGCGGCTTGGGGAACAGAAAGAACACTATTAGATCAAACCATTGATGATGTTAAATCACTCAGGGGGCAGATCATTGGGCGTTAGCAAAGCAGAGGAACATCTAGCCTTGCAGATACGAGCCGTAAAGCTGCCAGAACCAGTGCGTGAGCATCGTTTCCATGAGACTAGGAAATGGCGGTTTGACTTTGCATATCCAGAGCATTTATTGGCTATAGAGGTTGAGGGTGGGGTATGGTCGGGAGGTAGGCATACAAGGGGTTCTGGCTTCACTAATGACTGTGAAAAATACAACGCAGCCTTAATGAATGGGTGGCGGGTTTATCGCTGTACACCCGACATGATTAAGAAGGGAATTGTTGTGGCAGATTTATCAATTTTATTGGGGACATTATGACAGGTAGACCGCTATTTGATGTGAATTGGGATCAAGTGGATGAGTTATGTGCAATTCAGTGTACAGGTGAAGAGATTGCAGGAGTATTAGGCTGTGATTACGACACCTTAGCAACTGCTTGTAAACGTGAAAAACATCTATCTTTTTCGGACTATTTCAAGCAAAAGGCCAGCAGTGGCAAGATGAGCTTGAGGCGCACCCAATATACAACCGCTATGGAGGGTAATCCTACAATGCTTGTTTGGCTAGGTAAAAACTGGCTAGGGCAAACAGACAAGATGGAAACAGCAATCACTCAGCTTCCACCTATCGAGATTGAGTTGTATGCGGCTGAGTAAACCTCAGAGCGAAGTGTTTCGTGATGATACTCGCTTTAGAGTCATGGTTGCAGGCAGACGCTTTGGAAAGACTCATTTGGCTATTGTTGAATTAGTGCGCCAAGCCTTGCTAGATAACAAAAGACATTGCTGGTATGTGGCTCCAACCTATAAAGCCGCAAAGCAGATTGCTTGGGAATTACTAAAAGAATTCTTGCCTTTGGAGTACATCGACAAACGTAACGAGAGTGAGCTATCAATTAGGCTGCTTAATGGCTCTATGATCTCGCTCAAGGGTGCTGATAACCCAGACTCATTGCGTGGCGTTGGTTTGAACTTCATTGTGCTTGATGAGTTTGCTGACATGAAAAATACGGCATGGACTGAGGTATTAAGGCCAACACTATCTGACAAAGGCGGTTCTGCTTTATTCATTGGATCACCCAAAGGCCGCAATCACTTCTATGACCTTTGGACTGATGGGGTAGATGGGCGTGAGGAATGGACTAGCTTTCAGTTCACTACCCTTGATGGAGGAAACGTCCCTGAGAAAGAGATTGAGTCAGCAAAGCGTGATCTTGATGAACGCACATTCAATCAGGAGTATATGGCCCAGTTTGTTAACTACTCAGGGATCATCTATTACAACTTTGAACGAGAGCAATCAGTGAAGAAATCAGAAGCGCACTCGCTCATGCCGTTACACATTGGAGTTGACTTCAACATTAACCCAATGTCAGCCGTGGTGTTTATCAGAGACAAGAATGACCTTCATGCCGTGGATGAGATTGTCATACATGGATCAAATACAGATGAAATGGCAGATGAGATTCACCACAGATACCCAAATAGACCGATCACTATTTACCCTGATCCAGCAGCGAGGCAACGCAAGACAAGCGCAGGCGGCAAGACTGATTTATCCATACTAGAAAACGCAGGCTTTACAGTCAAAGTTAGGCCAGCCCATACGCCAATCAGGGACAGGATAAACGCAGTCAACAGCCGACTAAAAAACAAAGCAGGGGAGCGACACTTAATCGTTGATCCAAAATGCAAACACGTTATTAAGGGGCTTGAGAGACACACCTACAAGGAAGGAACCTCTCAGCCTGATAAAGATTCGGGGTTCGATCACATGAATGACGCTCTTGGTTATTGTGTGGATTATCTATTTCCAGTGCGTAAAGAAAGCACACAAAGGCAGCCAACTAGGTGGACATAATGGACAGCATCACAAAAACGCATGACGTATATAATTTGAACGCCCCAAAATGGGAGTTCTTTTTGCGTTCCTACATGGGTGGCAATGACTACAGAGATGGTAATTACCTACTCAAATACATACTTGAAGATAAAAATGAATATCAAAAGCGTATTGACCTCACGCCACTGGATAACCACTGCAAGAATGTCATTAACATTTACTCATCATTTATCTGGCGTTTGCCTCCCACTCGTAACTTCGGGAACTTGGTAGAAGATCAAGCCCTTAATTCGTTTCTTAAAGATGCTGATATGGACGGCAGAAGCCTTAACGCGTTCATGAGTGAGGCTCAGATGTGGTCAGGCGTTTATGGTCATGTTTGGTTAATAATGGATAAGCCTACTGTAATTGCTAACACTCGCGCTGATGAATTAGCTCAACAGGTTCGGCCTTATCTTACGTTGATTACCCCAGAGAATGTGTTTGATTGGAACTATGAGCGTTCTGCCAATGGACGTTATGAGCTAACCATGCTCAAGGTCAGAGAGTGGGTAGACGATGATCGCGCTTTCTATCGCATTTGGGAAAAAGACAGCATCAAAGGCTACGAAGTTATTGGTGAAGAGGCCAAGCTAACTGAGAAGATGGACAACCCATTAGGGGTAATTCCAGCCGTTTGTTTATATGGCAATCGCTCACCTATTCGTGGGATCGGACACTCTGATATAACCGATGTGGCTTATATGCAAAGGGCAATATACAACGAGCTATCAGAGATCGAGCAGTTAATCCGTATAAGCAACCATCCTAGCCTAGTGAAGTCGGTTGACACAGATGCAGGGGCAGGCGCAGGCAGCGTGATTGAAGTCTCAGATACCGATTCTATCAGGCCTTATTTACTCCAACCCAGTGGAGGCAATTTGGATGCAATACGGGCGAGCATTACAGACAAAGTTGAAGCGATTAACAGAATGACGCACATGGGCGCAGTAAGGGCGACAGATGCCCAAACTAAGTCAGGCGTTGCTCTACAAACTGAGTTCCAATTACTTAACGCTAAGCTGTCTGAAAAGGCTGATCTATTAGAGTTGGCAGAGGAACAGTTATGGAATTTGTTCGCTATGTGGCAGGGCATAACGTCAGAGATTACGATTGATTACCCTGATACGTTTGATCTGCGCGATTACGGCACTGAGCTTGAGTTTTTACAACGCGCCAAGGCTTCTGGCGTTAACAGCCCAAGGTTTAATAAAGGCGTTGATAAAGCCATTGCTGAGTTAGTTTTAAGTGATGAAGATTTAGCTCAAGCAACAAAGGAAATTGATGCAGCTAGAACATTGGGTGAGTTTACTGAACCAAATTTAGCCTTGGTTAGTAACCTATGAGTCAAGCGGCTATCGCTCACGCCAATAACCTAACGGCCCTTGCTCAGTCACATGGGAGGCTTATTGATGAGGCTTTGATGAGTCTTGAGCTTGAGGTGGCTAAGTTGATTGATGGACTACCTACCCAAGCAGGCGCGTTGAATGACCTGTCAGCCGCTATTGATATACGCAGGGGTTTGCGTGAGGCAATCGAGGCCGAGTTACTTGTGCCTTATAACGACATAGTTGATTCACTGGATGAGGTGGTCGCAGGGGTAGCTAGCCAATATCAATCACAGCTAGTGGGCGGCATATTACCCAGTGGTCAGGCTTCGGTGATTGCTGAATTAAAGCGGCTCACGTTCAGTGGATTTGAGGACATTGCCAGCGCACATTTAGACACTATGGCGCGGTTTGTTTATCAATCAACGCTAGTGGGTGAATCGTCAACTGATCTAGTTCAGCGTATTAGGCACTCGATTAATGGGGTTTATATTCGCGCCAATTCAGATGAGATCAATGACCTTGTTGAGTTTGTGAGGGATAACAAAGACGATCCAGCCAAGGCCGAGGCAGTTGATCAAGCAATTAGTAGACTGCAAAGGGAGTACGCTTCTGATAGAGCAGGCAACAACTTAAAGAAATATGTTGGTGTTTATTCTCATGATTCGCTGATGCAGTTTAGCGCAAACATAAACTTCTCAGTTGCAAAGGAATTAGGCGCAGATAAATGGGTTTACTTTGGCGCACTGGTTGAGGATAGCCGTAAGTTTTGTCAGAAGTACAAAGACAAGGTTCTAACCACTGAACAGATCAATGACATTTGGGCTAATGAGTCTTGGGCTGGAAAGTCAGCAGGAAACCCATTCATCGTGCGCGGTGGCTATCGCTGCCAGCACCATTTTAGAGCGACATTTGATGACTGATATTGACTTAGATGATCCAGAAATGGCGGCAAGATATAACGAGGCGGTGAATGATTACACTGATTTATTCGGTGAACACCCGCCAACACTTGAAGCCCCAATACACTGGGATAGCCTTGAGTGGCTTGAATTAGTAGAAGATTGCATTTCAGATGGAGTGCCTATGGATTTTAAACAGGGGAGTATTTTATGAGTGAATCAGCGGAAGTATTAGTTGAAGCAGTTGAAGTGGAAAAAACATTAACTCAGGCTGAAGTAGACAAGATTGTCGCAGATCGTGTGGGCCGTGAGCGCAGGAAGTTTGAAAAGAAATACGATGGGGTCGATGTTGACCAATTCCAAAAGTGGCAGGAGCAACAAGCCAATGCAGAAGAAGAACAAGCCAAAGCTAAAGGTGAGTTTGAAAAAGTCATCAAGCTACAAGCCGAAAAGAAAGACGCGGAAATAGCAAGGCTGAGTAAATTAGTCACTAATAACGAGGTTGATGGGGCGTTGTTAAGGGCCGCAGAATCAGGAAGCGCAATAGCTCCTACTCAAGTCACTGAGCTATTAAAAGGCAAAGTGAGATTAAACAATGAAGGTCGGGCCGAAGTGCTGGATAACGATGGAACAACGCTATATGGTGACACTGGTGAACCATTAACAGTTAAGCAGTTAGTTAATGAATTCCTTACAATAAACCCGCATTTTGTCAAAGCCTCTTCTGGTGGCACTGGCTCAAGTGGGAATGTTGGTGGCAATACACAGAAGCCTAAATCTGTGGGTGATATGAGCAGCAATGAATACGCTGAACATAGAAAAATGATAGGTCGCGGCAATAATGTCGGTGGCTACATCAAACCCATTTCGTAAGGTTTTCTGTTTAAGTTGCCTTGCGTTTGTTTTTAAATAACGTGAGGCACTTCCCATGGCAGCATCAACCACAGCAACACTTGACGATCTCTTTGCTAATATTATTCAAGAAGCTATTTTTACGGCTCAACAGCGTTCTCTTGTTCGCAATTTCGTTTCTATCTATGACATTTCTAGTCAGTCTGGAAAGACTGTTCAAGTACCAATCTACCCAGAAGTTGCAGCCGCAGCACTAACCGAAGGAACTGATCTTTCATCCACAGCCGTTAGCACTAGCTCTAAAACAATCACTGTTGCAGAGGTTGGCGTTCAAGCGGTATTAACTGACCTTGCTGCACAAGCTGCCGCAGGAGATGTTGCTGGCGACTTGGGCCGAGTTCTAGGTGAAGCCGTAGCTAAGAAAATGGATCAAGACCTAATCGCTTTATTCACTGGATTCTCTCAAGGATTTGGTTCAGCAGGCGGTGAGCTAACTGTTGCTGACTTCTTTAAAGCGGCTGCAACATTAAGTGCCAATGGCGCAAGCGGTCAAGCGTCTGCCATTATCCATCCTTTCCAAGCCTATGCGCTTAAAGCCAACATGACTAACACCTTTGTTAATCCAAATGGCGGTGACTTGCAGAACGAAGCTATGCGCACTGGCTATGTCGGTCAGTTAGCTGGCATCAACGTCTATGAATCTTCAAACATTGCAGTTGATAGTTCAGACGATGCCATTGGCGCAGTGTTCGTACCTTCTGCATTAGGTCTAGCCGTATGCTGGGATGTGAAGATCGAGCCGCAGCGTGATGCGTCTATCCGTGGATTTGAGTTGAACGCCACAGCCTGTTATGGCGTTGGTGAGTTAGTCGACTTGAATGGCGTTAAGTTAACTGCTGACGCTGCACTGTAGGACTGAGCTATGGCTATGAGTGCTGACAGTGATTTGTCAGCCATTCTCCCCGACATTCTAAGCCTTGGGATCAGCAATTTTGCTGGCGAACACTCCAAAGCAAAGGCTGATCTTGAGCGTAGATTACGCAGAGATTGGTGGCCTAATAAGGTCTTGTCGGGCGAGCTTAAACCTGCCCTATTGACTGAATCTCAGTTCACCAAGGCTGCGGCCTATTTGGTTCTGTGGAAGTACGCAATACCGATGCTTGCAACTTGGGATGAGAACGATCGTTTTTATAAGATGATCAGTTTCTACAAGAGCCGATATGAGGAAGAGTGGGATGAGGTTTTAAGGGATGGGGTTGAATATGACGATGATGAAGATTCCACTGTGGAACTATCTGAAAAGCTCCCTATCCACTTTGGCAGGCTGACCCGATGAATATCAGCACTTCCATTAATACGTCTGCGGTTATGGCGGCAATTAAAAAGGCCAGACCATCTCCCAAGGAAACTGAACGCGCTCTTGGTAGAGCCGCAACAGGGCATATCTTGGATATGTTAAAGCGTGTTGATGGGGGTGTTGGTCTTAATGGAAGGTTTAAGGCTTATCACCCAAAGTACGCAGAGTACCGAGCAAAAAAGGGGCGCGGAACAAGTGCCGTTAATTTGCAGTTTACTGGAAAAATGCTGGCTGATGTGACCTTGAAAAAGAGTTCACCCACTCAAGCGGTCATTGGATTCTCAAAAGAAATTGAGAGAAGAAAAGCAGTAAGTAATCAGAAAAAGCGTCCGTGGTTTGGTGTGACTGACAGTGAAGAGAATCAAATTGTTTCAAGGTTTAAGCGAGAGATTTTCCGATGAGTACCAGAGAAAGTATCGCAGCCAACATTGTCACAATTTTAGGCAATATGAGCAGCCCAGCGTTAAAGAAGATTACGCGTGAGCCTTTTGATTATGAGCGTTTATCAAATGCCCAGTTCCCTGCGGTGTTTGTTCAAGGTGCTGATGAGTCGCGGGAAGATGTGACAATAATCGGATCAAGAGAATCGACTATTAATTATAGGATTGTTGGCTTTGTAAAAGGGGCCAGCATTGACACATTACGGAACGCATTAATCGAAGGTATTGAAAATGCGCTTGATGTTGATCGCACTAGAGGCGGTTATGCAAAAGACACTCAGGTTACAGCCGTAGATACCGATCAAGGCGCAATTGATCCTATCGGTGGTATCACCATGACCATACAAGTCAGGTATCAATACATGCGAGGTTCTAGCTAATGAAAATGTATAGAGATAAATCAACTGTGATTGTTCACCCGTCACAGATTGAAAATATGAAAGTTCGTGGATGGAGCGATAAAGCCCCAACTGCAAAACCTAAGAAAGCAACTAAAAAGGAGGCCGATTAATGGCTACGCACAACAGTTCAGAAGGCATTATTAAAATCGGCTCCGACACTTTAGGAGAGCTTCGTTCGTACAGTATTAGTCAAACGTCAGGAACGATAGAAACCACCACTTTAGCTGATGCGGCTAAAACCTATACGGCTGGACAGACCTCTTTCTCTGGTTCTGCGGAAGCGTATTGGGATGAAGCAGATGCGGCTCAAACGGCTATCACTGTGGGCAGTTCCTTGACCATTTCATTTTATGTTGAGGGAGCGGCTAGTGCTGATAAGTTTTATACAGGAACAGTAATAGTGACTGAGGTTGGTATTAGTGCCGCCACTGATGGAATCGTTGAAACGTCTTTCAGCTTCACTGGTGTTGGCGCGTTAACTCTATCCACTGTGTCATAAAAGTTTAACGGCTAGGTCTTATGACTGAAAGGCGTTTTCCCCGATGCGCTTGCCGTTAATTTAGTCGGGGGACTAATTGGGGAATTATTATGAGTACCATTTTAGAAGCAGCAAAAGTTCACTTTTCGGATCGAATGTCGGGTGATCTTAAATCCGTTAATGTTCCTGAGTGGGGAACTAAAGTGTATTTCAAGTCCAGCATGAACTTCAAAGATCAAGGGGCCGTACTTCGGCTACACGGGGACAATAAACCAGCAGAAGCGGTGATTATGACTTTGATCCTAAAGGCTATGGATAAGAACGGAGTGAAGTTATTCACGCGCTCCAACATGACTGAAATGATGCTCACTGTTGATCCAGAAGTTGTAAGCCGAATAGTCACAGAAATGAGTGACGATGATCAGCCCACTGTGGAGGATGCAGTAAAAAACTAAAAGAGGATCATGATTTACGTTTCGCCATGCAACTAGCGGAACACCTTCACAAGACGCTGGGGGAAATCATGAACCTAGATACCGATGAGATACTACTTTGGGCAGCTTTTTTGGAGATGAAGAATGGCAAGTGAAAATCTAAATATCGTCATTAAAGCTGTTGATAAAACTAAGCGGTCTTTTCGGGCCGTTACTATGGGCCTAAACGCCATAAAGAAAGTCGCTTTTTCAATGCAGACTGCGCTCATTGCTTTGGGTGTGGCTGGCTTTGGATTCCTAATTAAAAAGTCTCTTGAATCCACTGATGCACTAGGCAAAATGGCTGACAAGATCGGCATAGGAACGGCTGAGTTAGGCGGTCTAAGACACGCGGCAGAACTGACAGGCATTGCGTCCAATACCTTAGACATGGGCCTACAGCGCATGGTTAGGCGTATCTCAGAAGCAGCCGCAGGATCAGGCGAAGCTAAAGCCGCATTGATCGAGCTTGGACTATCGGCTGACGCTCTTAATAAGCTGGCTCCTGATCAACAATTCAAAGCGATTGCAGATGCAATGGCGGGTGTGACTCAGCAGGGCGAGAAAGTGCGTCTAGCTATGCGCCTATTTGACTCTGAGGGTGTTGCACTTGTTAACACGCTAAAGGGTGGCAGCGCAGCCATTATTGAGATGGAGCAAGAGGCAGAGCGTCTAGGTTTTAGATTTGAAAGAGGATTAGTCAAAGGAGTCGAAAAGGCCAATGATTCGATCACTGTATTAAGTAATTATGTCACGAATGTATTTAACCGAGCCGTAGCGCAACTAGCTCCTGCGATAGAGTCAGTCACTAAGGGCCTGATGGGATGGATTGAGTTAAAGGTAAGTGGCGCAGGCGGCCCAGCTAAGTTAGCTATAAGCATTGCTGACTCAGTATTAGGTGCTTCTGAAACAGTTTTAACGGCCTTTAGAGGAATGACTCAAGGCATATTTGATTTTGTTAATTTTAGTGGCGCAGCTTTAGAAAATTTTCATAGGTTCCTTGGGGACACAGATTTTAAAGCTAATGCGATTCCTTTCACTGGCGAATCTTTTGATAACGGAATTAATAATATTGCAGAGATGAGGATGCAATTGCAATTCCTTGCGGAAGAGGCAAAAGGAGCAAGAGCACCTATTGACGCTGTTGATATAACCAGCAAAGACATGAGCTTGGTTGACCTTACAGCAATGACCAATAGCCAATTAATTGACTTGCAAGATGGTTATCAATCTATGGCAGAGGGAAAGGCTTTTGAGCATCAAAGAAAGATGAATGAGCTAACTCATCAATATTTATCCAAACAATCAGCCATGCAGAAATTAGCTCAACAAAAAGATTTCGGCGATCTAAAAGAGGAAGGAAGAGAAACTCTAGGGGCATTAAGTGGACATTACAAAGCAGCCTTTGATATGAATAAGTCATTTGCTCTTAAAGATGCGCTGATTAACACCTACAAAGCCGTTTCTACAGCCTTGGCTTCTGCGCCTTTTCCCATCAATATCGGCCTTGGTGCTTTGGCTTTAGCTAACGGCATGATGCAAGTTCAAAGCATACGCGCAACCCAGTTCCGTGAGAAGGGCGGCCCAATGAGTGCGGGTAGCCCGTACATCGTAGGAGAGCGCGGGCCAGAGCTTATTGTGCCAAATCAAGCAGCTAATGTGGTTCCTAATAATCAATTAGGCGGTGGCAATTACACCATCAATATCTCTGCAAATGATACGGAGGGCTTCGATGAATTGCTCACCAAGAGGCGTGGAACACTGATGAGCCTAATCAATCAATCTCTCAATGAAAACGGGAGGCCAGCCCTAGCATGAGTTATCCAACCAGCCCAGCCTTTAACGGCATCAATCTACAATCTGACAGCCCTAGCCTAATGAGCAGTGCAGTCAATGGGCGTATGCAAAGCAGAAAAATTGGCGGTCAAAAGTGGGCCTTCACTGCGTCTTATGCGCCTATGACACGCGCTCAATTTAACCCTGTATTTGCCTTTGTTGTATCCCAACAAGGTAGTCATGGAGTCTTCACGATTGTACCCACAGCAATAAGCAGCACAAGCGGCACAGCAAGCGGCACAGTGAGCACTTCTGCAACGGCTAAAGGGTTAGCCTCGGTTACAGTATCGGGCCTTACAGGGGTTTTAAAGGCGGGTGACGTTATTAAGTTCGCAGGCCATGACAAGGTTTATATGCTCACGGCTGACAGAAGTGGCAATGGTGCAATGTTAATCACGCCTCCATTAGTTGAGGCCGTAGGAACGGAGACAGTCACCTATGATGATGTGCCATTTACTGTACGCCTAGCCAATGATGTGCAGAGTTATAAATTAGGTGCGGGAATGTTCTTTACTTATGAGGTTGATTTAGTCGAGGCACTTTCATGAGCAGAGGTATTCATTCTGATGTGATCACTGAGCTTGCTAAAGATGCGTTCAATATGGCCCATCTTGTGAGCATTGATTTCTCGACTACTTTATACCTAACCGATTTTGCCTATGACATTGTTTATAGCGGCAACAACTACAACTCAAGCTCACATTTACTCTCAATGACTGATGTGAATGAAACCCCAGATGTGCAAGTGGGGACGTTCACCATCAATCTGTCAGGGGTCGAGCAGTCTTTTATATCCATCCTATTGGGTGAGAATCACATCGACAAAGAAGTCATTATTAGTCGCGCAATCTTAAACAGTTCGGGCGCAATCATTGGAACACCCATTCCTTTATATAACGGGCGCATTGATGGGTTTTCAATCAAAGACGATAACAAAACCAGCCAGATCAATTTATCAAC